AACTGGTCGTTAGTATTTGTTTGAAATATCTCTGGTAAGAAATCAATGGTTCTTATTCTTGTTGCCATTATCTATGCCTGTTAAACTGTACTTGTACTTGCACTAGTTTGTAACTGTGCAGGTGTTAATGCTGAAATGATTACAATATCTGTAGCCTGAGCACAGTTTACAAATATCTCATAGGGTGCTGAACGAATTTCGTATAAGTCACCAAATACTAAATTTGGATCTTTAGGAACTAATATAACTGAATTAACATAGTCACCTAACACATTGTGTAGATATGCTGCTAATTCACTAAAATAAAATGTATCACCAAAGTCCCAGTTATCAATCGTAAAATAATTATTCATTTCTGCCAATACTTTAGTACGGATTTCACTGTCACTGGCAGTGGTCATTGTATTCTTAATTACTTTAATAGTAGCCTGTAAGTTGCTTTCTGCTTTATTACCAAACAGTGGTTTGAATGTAACACTATTCATTATTATACTATCGGTTAACATTTTATAATTATCTAAGTTACTATACAATTGTGTTAATTCATTAATTGTTGGCATACTTGGTTTCATTACTTGGCCAGTTGTATCTTTAATCCAATTTTGATATTGTGTATAATAACTTTGAGTTACTAAATATAAATCAATAATGTTTGTAGTTGAAGGATTAATACGTGTTGTGTTGTCACTAATATGTTTATACTGGAAGTATAATCCTTGACGACCTGTCATAGCACTATAACCTGTAACCAAAGACAAATTGTAAATATTAGCACTGGTTGTGGGATCTATTACACTTTGATAGAAGTTATTTTCAAATACTGCATAGAATATGGTATTCAATGGATATTCATACTTAACTACATTGATATCAGATTGTGTTCCATAATTATAAACAATCTCACTAGTAGGTATCAACACTTTTCTAGTTAACATGTTTGCATCAGTCAATGTTTGAAAGAACGCAAAGAATTCTATGTTAGTTCTATCATTATAATATCCGGTCAATTCACTAAAGAATTCAGGATTACTTAATGTACCTGGCAAATTAGCATTAGCAGTAGATACTTCAACTGCATAATCATCAACATACCCATCAGTCTCCGTTGGTTGCCCTACTACATATAATATTTTATCCCTGTCTAATGGCCAATTACTAACCGGTTGACTATTACTTCTCATAACATTGATGTAATCTTGCATGATTTTACCACTTAGTGGATCATATATGACTTTTTCTCTACTATAACTAAATCTAACTTCTTTAACACTAGCAAAATAATAAGCAAGGCTCTTATATGTTACGCTATAACTACTTCCACCTAAACTTTGAAATTTTACAAATGCACTAGTATCATCATAACTACTTACACTCCAGCGGTCTTGATTGGCTAATAATGTATTATTAAATATCAACGAAAAATTCTGATTTAAATTAATTAAAGTTAAACATTCTTGCACTACTGCATTGTGTAATAAATTAGTAAAACTAGGAATGATAACACTTAATACAACACCATTAGGTACAGTACCGGACAATGTGACCGGACCTTGTCCATTAGTTAAGTTACCTAAACCATTATTGCTTCCGTCACCTACTACACTACCAACACTTACCCAAATATATGTAATGTCGCTAGGGCCAGGGATTCCAGATACCAATTGATTAGTACTGTCAAAATAGTATCCACTAGGTGCAACAAATTTTAATAATGCACCTTCTGTAATATATGAAGTATTACCACCACTGTATACACCTACCTGTGATGGCACATTTGTTGATCCACTGACTGTGTAAAAATAACCAGTAGTCTCATCTGAATTAAAATTAGTTTGATTCCACTTATAAATGTATAATGGATTGGTTGATGTTTGTTTAACCCATGGATAATATGCAGTATAGTACTGTAATACTCTACCATTGTTTAGTACTGTGCTTAGTGTTTCAGTTAAAAAGTTTATAATCTCACTTGTACTGTTTGGATTAAATGATATGAATCCAGGAGTATCGTCTACAAATACACCACCGTCATCAGCAAAGTCATTTGTTGAACTGTACTTTCCACTCGGGTCTTGCAAATCAAAGTTACGACTTATACCAACACTAACACGGTTAAGTGCTTTACTCTTAATGATTGAACTATACAATGTGAATGGGAAGTTATTATAGTCTTCACCATTAACCATACGATTCTGTGTATAGAAACGTTGTGGCGCACGTGTTTTGATATTTTGTAATGTTTCACGTTGTTGTGCAGTAGTAACTGGTAATTGCAATGTTAATGCCATTGACAATGTTTCTGTTCTACCTGTTCTACTGATATATCGTAAATTAATTACGATACCGGTAAATTCTGTTGGATCGATTGTATATGTAAGTGCATTACCAGTACGTACATATGATACAAAGTTACCAGTAGGCATCTCTCCGAATACGCCATCTCCAAAGTTATAAGTTACTTGGTCATTGTATCTACTAGATACGCTAAAAATCTTTTTATTAATATTAGTAGACTGTTGTGTGTATATGCTATCAACTTGTGCCCATGGAATATATGCACTGGTAGTTGGATCTACACCATATAACCATGTATCTGTATTGTTAATACCTTGAATATTAATATCAATTTTTTGATTACTAATTTGTTCTGCTACATTGAAAGCATAAGTTCCTAATTGACCTTGTTTAAAGTACATAAAGAATCCGGTATTTGCGCTACCAAATCCTAAATTGTCATTACGATATAATATGTTAAAAGTACCATCTGGGGCAGGTGATTTTTCATATAAAGCAGTACTATTAATACTTGTCATACTAACGCATTCAAATACCATATTTACACCATCGATAGTAGCACCAAAACTACTAGTAGGTGTTACCCCTGGAGGGATTCTTATTGAATATTCATCTGTTTTAATATCAAGTAAAGTCTGGCTGTTGCCGGGTTTACCTACACGTTGACTGTCTGTCAATGTAGCATTGATAACTGTATTGAATTGTTCTTGCCAATTTGGGTTAGCAGGATCATTCCATAATACAGTTAAACCGCTTAAGTTTATACCATTAATGTCTTTTAATTGTTCTGTTGTTTGTATGCTGGTTACTTTAAGAAAGCCCTGACCAGCAATGTTTCTTTTTGGAGTATATCCAACTAAGTTTGCTAATTTAACTACAGAGTCACGGCGTTCAGCAGTATCAATAAAGTTTTCACGTGTATTCAAATCATCACGGAAACTCATGGCTTGACCCATGAAAGCCATAATATCTAGTAATGCTACATATTCGCTTGATTCTGTATAATCATTAAACGTTTCAGGGTAGTAGGCACGCAAATAATCTACGAAATTCTTGCGTAGTGATTCATAATCGTAACTTTGGAAGTCGGCTTGGCTATACGTTTTGTATATTGACTTCCAATCATTAACACCAAAAATACTGCTTTGTCTTGAACTTGTGGCCATATTTAATCTCTCTTACGTATTTATCGTACAGAAAAACCGTGTTTTTATACTGCCGTTGCAGTTTTTGAACCTTGGTCAAACAATACTGATAATTCAGTTACATTGTTGAAAGGTGATATGGCTAGTTCTAATTGAATCAATATTCCTGATTCCATGTTATTAGTTTGTATAGAATTTAATATAATTCTAGGATCTAGTTGTGCAATTCTTGCAATTTCTTGTTCTAACTGCTTTCTAACATCTACTGTATTTGGTTCAAATATAAAACCCCAAAGTGTTGTACCATAGTCCGGTTTGCCGGGCTTTTGACCTTGCACAATATTGAATGCATTCAACAAGTCTTGTATAACTAATTGTTCATCAGTCGTTCTAAATTTTTTACCCGATCGTTGAACTTTATCAGTATTACTTACTGTACTGTTGATACCCCTAGCGAAGCCGGCTGTTCTTACATTTTCTACGTGTTGAGTGCTAAATCCTATATATGTTGGCATAATAAATCCTTTAAAATTATACTACCACAGTCTTTGTTATTTGAGATTGTAGTGTTTCTATCGCTTGTGCGCTTTTTGTTACTGCATCGTATGCGGCTTTAGCCTCAGAACTTTCACCACCATAATCAGCCAGTGCAGTTTGGTATGTATCATACAGTTTTGTATAATTTTGTTGCTCTGATGTAATTGATTGTGATAAACTGTTTAACTTAGATAATCCGGCAGTATTAGTTTCAGGGGCGTTACCTGTACCAAATGTAGGTGAGGGTATTTTACCTCCCAATTTATCTTTAGCACTAGATTTTAAACCTGATGTATCAAATGCATTAGATAATGAAGAAGGAAGTGATATATTTAATGCTCCGTGACCAATAGCACCTAGTAAACTATTCAATTTACTCATTTGAGCAGGATCAATTCCACCCATTGCTACCGTAGCCAGTGAACCACCTGCTAGTAAACTCTTAGCAGAGTCTAGTGTAGAACCAAATTGACTTCCGGATATATTACCTGATATATTTTTTATAGCACCTGATATATCACTAATACCTTTACTAGTGATCGGGTTGCCAGGATTATTAGTTAAAGCATCGGCGCCGCCGGGTAAACCACCTAAACTGGCAGTATTAACACCTGGCACACCACCTGTTGGTAATCCACCTGGAATAGCACCGCCTATCGCTGCGCTTGCAAGTGTGTTTGCATCTAAACTCTTTCCGCTCTGTACTGCCTGTGCTACTGCAATTGCCGCCCCTGCACCAGGTACGCTAGCCTCTAGTGCTTGCATTGCTAGTCCCTGTAACTGCGGGTCGTTGGCTGCTTTTGTTGCGACATCAGCGGCAGCAGTTGCTAGACTAGTAACTGAACCAAGACCTTGCAATCCTAATCCTCCATTCAATGGATTAATACCTGATCCAAAATCACCTACTGGTGAGGGAGGGGCATTGATTGCAGTTAAGTTTTGCGGTACATTTGGTTTTAATGGTTTGAATGCTGATAATACACTAGAATATAAACTTGAAGCAAATCCTTTAACTGCGCTTGCAACATCTATTCCACCTAATTTAATACCGCTTAGTGCAACCATTGACTTATCTGCAAGTTGTGCGGCAAAGTTTCCTCCTGCAATTAAATCTTTTGCAGAACTTGCCATACCATTAAATTGACTAGTATTGATACCTTGTGCAGTTATACCCGGTGCATTAATTCCTGCAGTAGTAGTACTTAAAAAATCAGTTGTTGCTTTTAATCCTAAAGATGCAGTACTCATTATTAATCCCGCAGTTTGTGTAGAATGTTCATTACCTGACAATATACCAGAAGCCTTTAATGTGTTTTCACCTTGTGTTAATAATGATGCGGCTGATTTTGCTTGTATTCCAGTATCATTGATATATTGATTTAAATTAGTCACACCATTTTGACCAGTAAAAATATTATTAGGAAACGCTTGCTCTAATGATTTACCACTGTTTAATGCATAGTTAACTGC